TAATTTTTTCATAACTTTTATTTTTTAATTAAGAATCGTGTTCAGTATCTATTAAATGTTGAACCTCGTTTATCTTGTCTTGCATCTTTTCTAAGGTCTCTTTTAGCTCTTGTGGAGGACGCAGTTGTGAAATTTGGGAGCTTTGGTACATGATCATGTTTATCAGCTCACCTAATTTTTTAGTAATTAATTGTTTGTATCTCATATTGTTAATTTAATAATTTTTAATCGCATCGATGATATTATCTATCGAGTACATTCCTACTGTAGAAATGTTTCCAGTAATAGATTTTACCTTGCCTATATTGGAATACTTCTCAGCGATGTATAGTATTTTGCCGTCTAAGTTAACCATTGGGTAGGAATCAACTCCAGTAACTTCTTCTATGTTATCACACATATTAGGGTACTGTTCGCAAGGAATCTCTTCGTACTCAAGTTTTAAAGAGTCAAGGTTAGATTTTAATTTTTTACATTTATCGCAACCTTCCAAAACGTATATCTTAATCATCTTCAAAATTATTAAAATCGGGGTCCAATGTCTTCATCGTCTCTATCCACAACAGTTTTTGTTGATCATTCATTTCATGAAATTGCATACTTAGATATACATACAATGCTTGTATTTCTGCCTCTGTTACTGTTTCTTTCTCTGCTTGCTGCGTGTTTAGTATTTTAGTTATATCCATCTGTCTGCTGTAGTTTTTCCCCCCTGTTATAGAAGGTTTTAAAAATAATTATTTTGTCGGACAATAAAAAACTTAAGTTCTAAGTGTACTCAACGAAGATTAAATTTTTTTATTCGAAAAGATTTTTGTATATTCAATCCATGGAGAACGAACAATTAGTTTTGGGTCTTTTGGAATCTGTGTTGGGAAAATCAAAACCTGACAAAAACAAGAAGGATCATTCATTCCACTGCCCAATTTGCAATCATAAGAAACCAAAATTGGTAGTCAACATTTCAACCGGTCAATACAACTGTTGGACATGTCACCCTGCTACTAAGGGAAAAACGCCGGTGTCTTTATTTAAGAAGCTTGGGGTAGACAAGCCAAGATTATTGGAAATGAAAAGCTATTTCTCAAACGATAGAACTAAGATAGAAGAAGTAGAAATCGAAAGAGTATTTTTGCCAAAAGAATTTATTTCAATGACTGAAAATGATAAATCTTTGGAGTATCGTCACGCAGCTGTGTACTTAAAAAATAGAGGCATCAACGAATCTGACGTACGCAAATACAACATTGGTTACTGCAAAGAGGGTCGTTATAGAAATAGAGTTATTGTTCCTTCTTACGATAAAAATGGACAAGTAAACTACTTTATTGCGCGCTCATTCGAAAAGGATCCTTATCAAAAATACGACGCTCCATCTGTTCAGAAGACTGAAATAGTAGGCATGGAGTACTTTGTTAATTGGTCAGTACCAGTAATACTTTGCGAAGGAATATTCGACGCAATTGCTATCAAAAGAAACGTTGTTCCATTATTTGGTAAGAGCATTACAAAGGCACTGATGTTGAAACTTGTGGAATCTCAAGTAAAAACAGTATATTTGGCACTTGATAAGGACGCTCTAAAAGAAGCGCTTACTTATTCAGAACAGTTGATTAATCTTGGAAAAGAGGTTTACCTAATAGAATTAGATGGTAAAGACCCTTCTGATCTAGGATTTACGAGCATGACAGAATTATTACAAAAAGCAAAACCATTGACATTCGGAGAATTAATGCTCAGAAGAATGAAAATGAATTAACAAGATGATAAAATATTTCGACAACGTAGGAAGCCTTACACGGATCTTCCACATATCAGACATACACATACGAAATTTCAAGAGGCACGACGAGTACAGACGAGTCTTCTCTAAACTTACCAATTACGTTGCGAACAGTTTCGACAAACAAAGCCTGATCTGTCTGACGGGCGACATAGTACACGCGAAGACCGATGTCACTCCAGAACTTGTAAACGAGGTTCAAACATTTCTAAAAAACTTGGCAGACATCGGTCCCGTGTTACTTATTCCTGGTAATCACGATGCTAATCTAAACAACGCACAAAGAATGGATGCGTTAACTCCAATCGTAAATGCATTGGATCATCCTAACTTACTCTACATTAAAGAAACAGAAGCATTCAAAATTGGAGATAGAACGTTTGCACATTGGTCTGTATTCGACGATTGCGAGAACTTTATTAAAGCAGATCAAATAGACGAAGACTACAAGATTGCTTTGTACCATGGACCTGTAAATGGAACTACTACTGAAGGAGGATTTGGATTGTTTAATAACGACGTTGAAGTAGAAAACTTTGAAGGCTTCGATATCGTACTGTTGGGAGATATCCACAAGACGCAATTCTTAAATGAAGAAAAAACTATTGGATATCCTGGATCTTTGATTCAACAAAATCATGCTGAGTCTTTGGATCACGGTATATTTGTTTGGGATTTGGACAAAAAACAAGCCAAATACGTTAAAATAGACAACGATACTGCTTTTTATACAATCGAAGTAGAGAACGCTATTTACAATCCTTTGCCAGATTCTTTACCTCCAAATCTTTATCTAAGAGTAAAGTACAAGAACACCAATCAATCCGAAATAAAGAGCATTATTGCTGATATTAAACAGCAAAAGAATGTTATTGAAGTTTCTATGCAAAAGATAAAAGACTTCACTAACTCTTCCAACGATAATAGAAAACTAAATGTCCATGACGTTAGAGACATTGAATATCAAAATACTATATTAGCTGAATTCCTTAAGGACAAGCTCGATTTAGACGATCAAACTATTAAGGACGTTTGCGAAATCAACCGCAATATTAACAACGCTCTACCTAAGTTGGAAGTACCAAGGAATTCTATGTGGGTACCAAAGACGTTCGAGTTCGAAAATATGTTTAGCTATGGTAAAGGTAATTTTGTGGATTTTACTAACATGACGGGAACTTACGGGCTGTTTGCTCCTAACGCTAGCGGAAAGTCTACACTACTTGACTCTATTACCTACTGTATCTTCGACAAATGTTCTAAGACAACAAAGTCCGCGCAAGTCATGAACAACAATTCTGACTCTTTTTCTTGCAAATTGGTCTTCGAATTAAACGGGTTGGAGTATACAATATCAAGGAAAGGAAGCAAGCAAAAACTTGGTAATGTAAAGGTAAACGTTGACTTCTACTATAAGGACGAAGACGGCAATAAAGTTTCTTTGAACGGTAAAGAGCGCAACGATACGAACAAAAGCATTCAGAATTTACTTGGTAACTACGAAGACTTCATACTCACAACGTTGTCTACTCAGAACAACAACACTGGATTCATTGATATGAACCAGAAGGAAAGAAAAGATTTGCTTTCACAATTTTTGGACATCAATGTGTTCGAAGATTTGTACATTTTAGCTAATAACGAGATGAGAGAGGTTAGCGTCTTATTAAAAGAATATCAAAAGGAAGACTATCACCAACTGTTTAAAAAGGCAGAGTTCGACGAAGAAACTTTTGAGATAGCATTAGACGAAGCGAAAGAAGAGAAGAGAAAAACAGAAGAAAAGAGAGACGAATTAAACGAGTCAATACTAAATTATACAAAGAGATTAATTCCAATAGATAAAGACATAGTTGATATTGATGGATTGGAAGATCAGAAGGCTACTATTGAAGTTGGTATTGTAAAGATACTTGACTACATAGAGGTAAACGCTGGATCTATTAATCACGTTGATAAGAAAATAGAAGAACTAAACGCTAAAACTATTGGCAGTAAACCGATTAAAGACATTAACTTAGAAGATTATAGCGAGAAGTTAAAAGATTTCGAAGCAGATACTAAAGAACTAAGTAGCAAACAGTTAGAATTACGTCAAGCCAACACTAATTTACAGAATAGTAGAAAGAAAATGGTCAAGTTGGCTGAGCTTAAGTACGATCCTAATTGTAGTTTTTGTATGGACAACGTATTTGTTAAGGATGCCATAGAAACAAAGAACACAATAGCTTCAGAAGAACAGTTTGTTAAAGAATTAGAAGAGTTAGTGGATACTTTACAAGGCAGAATCAAGACAAACTCTAAAGCTGTAGAAATTAAAGAGGCTAAAGATCAATACAACAAAGATTTACAAGAATTAGAGTCTCAAAAGAACAGATTAAACGCTGACGACAACAAGTTAAACAAGAAGTTGAACGATAGCAAGACTTTATTATCAACAATAGAAGCTAAGATAGAAGCGCACAATCAACAAGAGCAAGCAATAGAAACTAATAAGACACTTAACGAATCAATAGGTGACATTAAAGTTGAATTGAAAACTATTGAGAAGGACTTACAAGACAAACACGACTCTATAGCAGATATTACTGCAAACAAAAGATTGGCAGAGAACTCCAAGATCAAGTATCAGAAGACCATAGAGAAATTGAAGGACTTGGAAGTAAAGTCTAAAGACTACCAATACTATTTACAAGCAGTTCACAGAGACGGTTTACCTCACAGACTAATCGCAAACACAATACCTCAAATTGAAGAGGAGATCAACAACATATTGGGGCAATTGGTGGATTTTGCAGTAGTATTACACGCTGACGATAAAAATATAAACGCATACATAGCTTATGATGAAGATAATTTTTGGCCTTTGGAACTTACTTCAGGCATGGAGAAGTTCGTTGCAAGTTTGGCTATCAGAACCTCTCTTATCAACGTATCCACTCTTCCTAGGCCCAACTTTGTGGCAATAGACGAAGGCTTTGGAGCGCTTGATCAGACTAACCTGAGCTCAATGGTCATGCTATTTGACTACCTTAAGACGCAATTTAAGTTTATTATGATCATATCCCATATTGACTCTATGAGAGACGTGGTAGATCACCATATTGAGATCAACAAAGTCAATGGTAGATCCAAGATAGAACAAACAGCTTAGATATTTATTACCAAACTGTTCTCAAGTGATTAAAAACATCATTGCTATATATCCAGGCCGCTTTCAACCATTCGGTAGGCATCACGCAGAGTCGTTTAAGTGGCTCGCTTCTAAATTCGGCAAAGACAAATCTTATATAGCTACCTCAGACGTAGTTAATCTGCCTAAAAGTCCACTTAACTTTAAAGAAAAGCAAGAGATTATAAGCAAGTACGGACTTGGCAGCAACTTAGTTCAAGTAAAAAATCCATACAAGGCAGAAGAGATCACTAAAAAGTACGATCCAAAGACTACAGCGATAGTTTTTATGGTTGGAGAGAAAGATATGAAGGAAGATCCTCGCTTTAAGATAGGAAAAAAGAAAGACGGTGGAGATTCTTACTTTCAAGAGTACAAACCAGGAATGAAGATGGATGGTTACATGGAACACGGCTATTTAATCGTTGCTCCTCACACTTCTTTTAAAATTACAGGATTTGGCGAGATGAGTGGCACTACTATTAGACAAGCTTTATCTTCCAAATCAACACCAGAACAATACAAAAAATTATTTACCGATATCTTTGGTTGGTACGATCCTAAAATAGCTGGCATGTTGAAAAAAAAGTTCTCTCAATCTAATAGTCTAAAAGAATCTGTTAGCTTTGAGAAATCTCTTATATTAGAATACCTAGTTTATAATTTATTAAACGAAGGAGGAGCGGCTGGTCACATGGCACACCCTTTCGATATTCCTTCGGTAAAATCAGGTAAAGATTTGCTAAGTGTATTCCAAAAAACTGGAGATTTTTTAACAAAGAATCCAGTTCCAGTAAAAATAGATGGAGTAAACGCTTCTATTAGATTAGCTAAAGTAGACGGAAAGACTCAATTCGTAATGGATAGAGGTTCTAATAAGCCGCTAGACGTTAAAGGCGTTACTTCCAAAGACCTTACAGATAGATTCGGCGAAGGACACGGTATGATTAGAATAGGCGGCAAAGTATTAGAGATATTCAACAAAGCATTGCCTTCTATCAAAGGAGAATTACAGAAATTAGGAATGTTAAATGATCCCAATAAGATGTTTAATATAGAATATGTAGAAGGCAAATCAAATGTTCAAGAGTACGAGAGTAATTTCTTGGCCATACACAATATATTAGAGCTTGAAAGAGTGAGTCCTACAAAAAGAGTTACCAAAGAAACCTCTTACGATAGAAAAACATTGGCCGAACTTATTAAGAAGATTAATCCGATAGCTAAAAAATACGATTTCGAAGTAATGGGAGAAATTCCCGCTAAATTAAAAACGAAACCTAACTTCTCCTCAGCTCTTTCCAAAAATTACACAGTAGTTTTAACAAAAGGAAAGAAAGAAACTAAATCATTGAACGAGTGGTTGAATAAAGCTAAAAACACAAAAGGTCTAAAGCTAAAATTAAAAGACGGAAAAACTGTTGACGCTCTAAGCAAACAAGTATTCATCTGGATAATGGACGGAAAACCAGTTGATCAATTGGTATCGGATATGAAAGATGCACAAATAGCAATAGACTCTTTCGTAATATATAATGCTACAATGTATTTAGGCGACGTGATACTAGACTCTTTGACTTCTCCATTGGGCGATGTTAAAGATCAAGAGGGAATTGTGGTTAGAGACAAAGCAGTTTACGATAAGCCATATAAAATAACTGGATCTTTTATATTAAGAGGTCTTCAAACCGCTTTTGGAAAATAATATGACGCCTAAAGAAAAGATAGCATTACTACAAGATTTCGTGGAATACTGCGAGAATGCCTTAGACATAAAGAACTTACCGAAAGTAAAATTTGTTTTTGATAGACAGTGGGCTACCAATATGCACAGCTTTGGTAGGTATAGAAATGGAGAAAGAGACGTGACTGTTTACATGAGAAATAGAAACATGGCAGACGTACTTAGAACCTTAGCGCACGAACTAGTACACCACAAACAAAACGAATTGGGTAAATTAAAGCCTGATAGTGGTAAAGCTGGGTCAGATATAGAAAATGAAGCGAACGCAAAAGCTGGAATCCTAATGAGAGACTTCGGAAAAGATCGAGAAGAGATATACGAATCAGAAAGCCTTAAGCTGGGAAGCATACTAAAAGAAATAAAAAGAAAATAAGATGGAAAAATCAGTTTTGAAAAAAGAGTTTAGCAAGAAAGATGTTCAAAGAATGAGGAACATTATCTCTGGTAAAACAGGAGCTGCTACGCAGACTCTTACAGGTTGGGAAAAGAAACATACAGATCATACAGAAGGAGACGTTTGGGAAGAAGATGGACGCACCTGGACTATAAAGAGCGGAATTAAGCAGAACGTTACCAAGCTAGACGGTATAAAAAGATTGGTGGTGCTACCAATAGCTTGTCCCAACTGTGGTAAGCACATGAAACTTACTGAAACCAACAAGAAGATGTACTCAATTCACAAAATGTGTTTGGAGTGTGTAGTTAACATGGAGGCCAAGATTAAATTAGAAGGTAAATGGGACCAATACGAGAAAGGCATCGTTAAATCAAATGCATTGGCGAACCTTGTTGACTTTGAAAAGGCTGTAGATTCTTGGTACGCGGAAAAAGACTCCTTTGTTTCAGAATCTGGGGAAATAGAAAGTTGGGGAGGCGGAGACAAGACAAAGATGTACGAAGAGATCAAGACTAGATTACAAGAGATGAAAAACACCGATATTTATTAATAAAATTTTTATAAATGCCAGCGGTATCTAAAAAACAACAAAAATTCATGGGAATCGTTCACGGATTACAAAAAGGAACGGT